AGGCGGCGAGGGGCGCACGGCGGCATACGCTCGCGCACGCACGCGAGCAGCACAGAGTTTAGCCGAGCAAACCATCGACATTGCAGACGCTGCAACCATCCAAGAGGTGCAGCTTGCCAAGCTGCGCTGTGACCGGCGTGCGTGGCTGGCCGGCAAGCTCAGTGACGAGTACAGCGACAAGGCCGCGCCTCTGGTGAACATCGACCTTGGCAGCCTGGCGTTGGACGCATTGCGGCATAGAAGTGTCACGCCCGTAAACGGCCTTGACAAAGACACGATTGACGAGGGCTAACCCTCGGTTTCTGGGGCCGGTGGCCGCTGGCTGGCCGCCACCGCGCCGAGACCCCCCCGTCCCGCGCCTAGGCGGGGGCGGCTGATGCGGCACTAATCACCTACCAACCCTCCCCCCTAAAAAAAATTTTTTTAAAAAACCCCTTGACACCCTGCCAACCTGCTACATAATTGCGTACAAGGTCAATAAATTAACAGGGAGAGCAACTTATGACAGTCTACGGGTATGTGAGGGTGAGCACCACAGAGCAGGTGGACAACACCAGCATGCAGGAGCAGAAGCGCCAGATCGAGGGCAACGCGATGAGCCACAACCTGGTCATTGACCAGTTCATTGAGGATGGCGGCGTGAGTGGTGCAGACCCCTTCTTTGCACGACTCAGCGCCAACAGCGTGACACTCCAGCAGGGCGACACTGTGATCGTGGCCAAGTTGGATCGGTTCAGCCGTGATTTGCTGGATGCGCTTCAGTCGATCAAGAAGTGCAAGGAGCTTGGTGTCAAGCTGATCATCAACGGCCACGGGGATGTCACTGACAGCAGCAACATCTACGCGCAGTTGATGCTGGAGATCCTTTGCAGCTTTGCAGGCCATGAGCGCAGAGTGCTGAAGGAAAGGCAGAAGCAGGGGCAAGCTGCCAAGCGCAAGGCTGGCGGCCATCTGGGTGGCTCGGCCAAGTTCGGGTACACCATCCAAGGCACTGGTCAGGCGGCAGTGCTGGTGGAAAAACCTGAAGAGCAGGCGGCACTGGCGTACGCCAAGGAGATGAGGGCGACAGGAATTTCGTTTAGAGCCATATCGGCAATTTTAAAAACCAGCCACATGGTAGTTGTCTCGCATGAGGCAATCCGCAGGGCATTACAAGGAGAAGCAGCATGAAGTTGATGCATGAATATGTGACGGGATTGTGCCGCCAGAGTCTGGAGTGCTGGTACGAGTGGGAGGGCGCAGAGCCGGAGATATTGGAAGACGGGGTAGTTATTGAGCCAGCCATCCCTGAACAGGTGATATTGGTTGAGGTCTGGGTAGGTGGCGCTGATATATTTGAGTTAATCAGTGATGATTTTAAGGAAGTAATTGAGATTGCAATCCGCGAAGATATATATAAATGACGCATGGCGGGAAAAGAAAAGGTGCTGGAAGGCCGAGGGTCAATATATCTATTAGTCGGGTATATAAGTTATTTGACCAAGGATTAACCACAAGAGAAGTTGCAAAGATATTTGAAGTTAGTCACATGACAATTAGTAGATTAATTAAAAGGAGAACGAGAAATGATTAAAGATATTTGGAATGAGTTGAGGCTGCTGATGCGGTCGGTGACACCGGCACAGGCGATTGCCGGCGAGTTGCTGGAGGCCGAGATGGCCTTGCTGCGTGCGGAGACGGGTGTGGAGTACGCACAGGCGCTGGTGACGTACAACAAGAGCCGGATCAAGCGGCTGAAGGCGTATGTGGCCAGCACGGAAGAAGTGAAGGAGACAGCATGATTGACGAAACAGGCGGACCAGCGTTTCCGCTGGACAGAGACTGCTGCAATGTAGGCATGACCCTGCGCGACTACTTCGCGGCCAAGGCGATGGAGGCTTTGATTTTGGAGGTGGCTGATTGGAAGTACATGCCAAATGAGATCGCCAATTTTGCATACGCACAAGCCGACGCCATGCTGAAAGCGAGGACGAAATGACAAGACATTGCGACACGGGCCGCATCGACTGCCCGCATCTGCCTCAGTGCATCTGGGACTGCAAGTACGACACCGCTGTTGTCGAGCGCCGAAAGGTCAAGGCGTACCCGATTGTCCCCGAGGACATCAAGCCTGTACCCGAAGCATGGCAGACCGTTGGCACGGCGATGCTGACCGCGATCATGGGTGTGCTGGCGGTGATCTGCTTGGCACTGTTCTTTACTGGCGTTTGGATTTGGAGCTTGCTGATATGACTACAGAATACGCACCACCCGCAGCCGTCATTGAGCATTGGAAGCGCAGGATAGAAGAGTTCAAGATCAAGTTGGAAGCAGAGCCTGACGACAAGATTGCAGCCTTCTGGCTGTCCTGCTACGAGGGTTACGTGGCGCATTTTGCAAAGGATGAGAAATGACCAAGCTAGACGCACTGCGCATTCTCAAGCTGCTGTCGGCACTTGAGTCTTGGGCATACAGCACGAAGAACCCTTTGCCCGCTTCTATCAGTGATGATTTGCTTACAGCGAATGCTGTGTTGGAGGAGATGATTTTGGGGGGCAGCAAATGAACACATACGACACAGGAAGTCTCAAGATACGCACCCCGCCCCCGCCTGTTGGCGGCTACCGCATGGGTGACGAGGCCGATGGCGGGTGGATTATTTTTAACTTGCCGAAGAAGCCCTGCTGGGCGCACCGCATGGGTGTGCGTCTGGTGCTGGGTTGGAAGTGGGTGGACGCATGAACAAAGAAGACATCATCCGCATGGCGCGGGAGGTAAACAATGGAAAAGTCCGAGTATGGGAAGACTGTCATTTGCTCTATCCCGATGAGCTTGAGCGCTTTGCCGAGCTTGTCGAAGAAGCAGCCACAGAAGCCGCCAACGCCCGAGCCAACACCTCGTGGTCGTTGATGTGCAAGAAGATGGTGGCCGCTGAGAACGAGGCGTGTGCGAAGGCGGTTGACCACATCCTGAAAGAAGGCGGCGGCACATGGGGTGACGCCATACGAGCAAGGGGGAACACATGATTCAAATTGAACGAGAGAAGCTGGAGCAAGTGCTTGAGGCGCTGGAATCAGCATTAAGCGATGACCAGCCTTACATCGTCAAATGTGGCAAAGCCATCACCGCCATCGAAGAAGCCTTGGCACAGCCAGTGCAGGAGCCTACCTGCCCCGAATGCAAAGCAGCAGTGTTGTATGAGTGCGTAGCTTGCAGTAGCAACAACTATCCACCTAAGCCAGTGCAAGAGCCTGTGGCGCGCACTGTTATTGCTGGTGCATTGTTTGACTTTATGGGCTACCTTACCTCGCGTAAAGAGCGCATCGTGTTGTCGGCTGCTGATGACGCAGCGCCAGCAGCAGATGCAATCATAGACTTTGCAACGAAACGAGGCTTGTCACTTGACGATGCACAGGTACGCGAATGGATAGACGCATTGGCACAGCCAGAGGAGCGCAACTTCTGCCCAAGGTGCGGCAAGCGCACTGCTGATCTGATTACGATTCATACTTGCACACCGCCAATTGCAGCCGGCTCACAGGCTTTTTACGGATTTCCTAACGGGTCGGTAAGTACGCCAAACGCGGGCGGCAAATGCGTGACTGCTGGAGAGACAGCACCAGTCAAAGAGATCGACCCCAATCAATGGGCGTTTGACCGTGGGCTGGAGTCAACATGAGCGATGGTGGCAAGGGATCGGCCCTGAGGCCGCTGTCGGTCAGCCATGCAGACTACGCCAAGCGGTATGACGCAATATTTCGCAAGCCGATTTGCGAGTTGTGCCAGCGACAGATCAACGATGAATTCCACATTAAATACTGCAATGAAAAAGAAACCAATAACCCCGTTTGACTGGATGGCGTACACGACTGAAGAAAAAATCAAAAGGGGCGAGATCAAGCCCGATACCTACTGGAGCGACTACAACCGAAAAAGGCGTGAGCAGCGGGCCAGTATGAAGTCACCCAAGGCGGTGGCGCATGGCTGATGTGTACCTGCCGAGCAGCTTTAAGATGAACTCGACCAGCACCGTGGCGGTGGCGACTGATGTCTACTGGATGCCGATTGACAAGGACACACCGCGCAGCGCAAAGTTGCAGCTACTGAGCATCGGCGGGGTGGCGCAGTACGGGGTGCTGGGCAGCGACTCCAGCTTCTACACTCACTGGAGTCCACTGCCAAAGAAGCGCCCCAGCCTGTAAAATTGACGCATATGATAAAAAAGAATGTCTTTGCCGAGTGGGTTGAGCGATACCACAACGACCCCGTGCTGTTTGTCAAGGAGGTGCTGGGCGTAGACCCAGACCCGTGGCAAGAAAAGTTCTTGGGGGCGATTGCCCGTGGAGATCGAAAGATCAGCGTGCGATCTGGCCACGGGGTGGGCAAATCCACGGCAAGTTCATGGGCGATGCTGTGGTACTTTATGACCCGCAGCCCTGTCAAGGTGGTGGTGACAGCGCCGACAAGTTCGCAGTTGTATGACGCCATGTTTGCGGAGTTAAAGCGCTGGATCAACGCAATGCCTGCGCCATTGCAGAGCCTGCTGACTGTCAAGCAGGAGAGGATTGAGTTCAACGCTGCGCCGACTGAGATGTTTATTTCGGCTCGGACAAGTCGGGCCGAGCAGCCCGAGGCATTGCAGGGAATTCACTCTGAGTATGTGATGCTGGTGGCCGATGAGGCATCAGGTGTGCCGGAGCAGGTCTTTGAGGCGGCTGCTGGATCGATGTCTGGGCACAACGCTGTGACTTTGCTGCTGGGCAATCCGGTCAGGAGCAGCGGGTTTTTCTACGACACGCACACAAGGCTGGCGCAGGAGTGGACAACTTTCCAAGTGGCATGCACCGACTCGCCACGGGTGAGTGATGAGTATGTCAAAGAGATGGCCATGCGCTACGGCGAGGAAAGCAATGTCTACCGGATCAGGGTGATCGGGGAGTTTCCCAAAGGGGACGATGACACTGTCATCCCGATGGATCTGCTTGAGAGTGCGCTCCACAGGGATGTGGCGGCCAGCAAGTCAGCGCCAATGGTCTGGGGGCTGGATGTGGCGCGGTTTGGCTCGGACAGGTCAGCGCTGTGCAAGCGGCAGGGTAATGTGGTGACGGAAAGCATACGCACTTGGAAGAATCTGGACTTGATGCAGTTGACGGGGGCGGTGGTGGCCGAGTTCAATGCACTGGCCCCGAGTGAGCAGCCACGGGAGATTCTGGTGGACAGCATCGGTCTGGGCGCTGGGGTGGTTGACCGGCTGCGGGAGTTGGGTCTACCGGCGCGGGGGATCAATGTGTCAGAAAGCCCAGCTATGGGCGGAACTTATCGGAACTTGAAGGCCGAGCTTTGGTACAAGGCCAAAGCGTGGCTTGAGGCGCGGGACTGCAAACTGGCCAAGGATGATGTGCTGATCAGCGAGTTGGCCACAGTACGCTACACCTTCACATCAAGTGGCAAAATTGCCATTGAGGGCAAGGACGAGATCAAAAAGCGGGGTCTGCCGTCACCGGACAAGGCCGATGCCTTTGTTTTGACCTTTGCCAGCGATGCCGTGGCAGGGATGTTTGGGTCGGCGGCCAGCAGCAAGTGGAGCCAGCCCCTGCGCCGAAACCTAGTTCGGGTTGCATAATTGGGCATTCACAACCACACGGGGATTTGACATGAGTAAATTGACACGGGATGACAATGGGCAGGTGGCAACATTTGGCCGCCCAGGCGTAAGTCAGGTGATCACAGTTGGAGCCACAAGCTCGCAGTCAAACGCTGTGGCTGCTGATTGCACCATTGTGCGTCTGGCTAATATAAATTCAGCGCCTTTATTCTTTGCGGTTGGTGCAAATCCAACGGCCACCATCACGACCAGCGCCATGCTGCCGGTCAATGCGGTGGAGTACATTGCGGTCAATGGCGGCGACAAGATTGCGGTGATTCGCGGCGCAACGGCCACTGACATTTGCATCACGCAAATCACCTAAAGGGGCCGACATGTCAAAACTCTCACGCGATGACAATGGCCAGCTCTGCAATTTTGGCCAATTTGGCACAAGCCAAGTAATCTCGGTAACATCAACAAGCCAGCAGTCAAATGCATTTGCCGCTGGAACTACTATTGTTCGACTGGCAAACACAAGCACAGCACATTTGCACTATGAAGTTGGTGCAAACCCAACGGCCAGCAACGCCACATCGGAATGCTTGCCAATCAACACTGTGGAATACATTGAGGTCACTCCTGGCCACAAGATTGCTGTGGTGTGCGGCACGACCACCACATTCTCTGTCACTGAAATTGTTTAAGGTGAAAGCTATGAAAATGATGACTAAAGCGCAGAAGAAGGTCGGCAAGGTGATGGGCGAGTTCAAGTCAGGCAAGCTGACGAGCAGCGGCAAGCCGGTTAAGAATCCAAAGCAGGCGATTTCCATTGCGCTGTCAACTGCCAAGCTGCCCATGCGCGGTAGCCGGACTGCAAAGAACATGAAAACAAAGGGGATGCGCTGATGGCCACGATCAAAGAAACCATGACCCAACTGATGGGTGACGATGAGGCTGGCGAAAGCTGCCCAACGGCCACACAAGACATCACCATCAATTTGCGCAACAGGGCCAAGGCGATCAACAGCGCCAACTACGGCCCTGAGAATCCCGACCTGCCGAATACTGCTTTTTGGAAGAAAAAGGCAGACGAGTGGGAGGTCAGCATTGAGGATGCCAAGATGAGCCGGTGCGGTAACTGCGCGGCTTTTAATCAAGAGGAATCAATGCTCGACTGCATTGAAAAGGGCATTGGCGGCGAGGGTGATGCCGAGGAAGTTATTGAAAAAGGTGATCTGGGCTACTGCGAAATCTTTGATTTCAAGTGCGCGGCCAGCCGTACCTGCGATGCATGGGTCACTGACAGTGACGAGGATGAAGATGGCGATGAATACGAGGCAGGTGAGAACAGCGCGATGGAGGGTGAGGACATGGGTGGCAAGCCGATGCTGGTCATCAAGATTGGCGCAAAGAAATGAAAACTGGACTCTATGCCAACATCAACGCCAAACAGGCGCGTATCGCTGCTGGTTCCAAAGAGAAGATGAGGAAGCCTGGCAGCAAGGGCGCACCAAGCACTGCCGACTTTAAGGCAGCGGCCAAGACCGCCAAGCCAGTGAAGAAGAAATGAAGACCCCAGCTTGGCAGCGCAAAGCAGGGCAAAACCCCAAGGGGGGCTTGAACGCTGCTGGACGGGCCAGCCTGAAAGCCGCCGGCCAAGACATCAAGCCACCCGTCAAGGCTGGCGACAATCCGAGGCGTGCATCGTTCTTGGCACGCATGGGCAATATGCCTGGGCCTGAGATGAAGAACGGCGAGCCGACAAGGCTGCTGCTGAGTCTCAAGGCATGGGGCGCAAGCTCCAAGGCCGATGCCAAAAGTAAGGCGGCGGCAATCAGCGCCAGAAACAAAGCCAAGAAATGATCAGTCCCATTGTGATTGCCACAGTCAGGGGGCATGGGCTGGCGGTGCTGCTGGAGTCGATCAAGCAATACGCGCCAGAGTGTCCGGTCTACCTGCGGGGGCCAGAGTCAGTGCTTGAGAACTTTGAGGCTGACTACAAAATCTATGGCCAGCCAAGGAACTTTGGCGATGACTACAACGAGGTGATTGAGGCGGCGATGAAGGACTGGTCATCTTGTATCGTGGCCAACGATGACATTGTGCTGACGCCGACCAGCGTCAAAACCTTGATTGAGGATGTGGCGATCATCAAGACCATGCACAGCGTCAAGGCTGGATGGGTTGCATCAAGGACTGATGCGGCGCGGCCTTGCCAAAATGTGAGGGTTACTGAGAAACCCGAGAAGCTGAACTTTTACAAATTCCCGTCTGAGGCCCACATCAAGATGGCCGAGGAAGTCAGCCCGATATTCGCGTGGATCTCGGCTGAAGCATTTGAGGAGGCAAAGTTTCCCCCTCTGAATTGGTACAGTGACGATGTGCATTGTAGGGATTTGATCGAAAAAGGCTACTCGCATTTTGTGAGTGCCAGCTATGTCCACCACATCGGCAGCAACACGATTGGCTTTAATGCCCAAAAACTGCATGAGGACGCGCTGCCGTGGCTCATGGAGAATCGTCCAGAATATGCAAAGGCTTGGTTTGGCTTTTAAAGATTAAAATTCAAGCAATGCGGTTTACCTAAAGGCACAGCCATGATTGAAAACATTACCGACAATTTATC